ACCCCTATACTCATTAAACCTACAACAATCCATTTAACAATCTCTGCTTCAGCCATTATTTCATATTAGGCCCCTTAAGGCCCATCCACAATCGCTCACCAAAGATAAAACCAAACGGCACACTAACTAGTTGCATACCAAGGTCTGTGACACCAGTACCAATAAAATAGATACCAGCTAAGATGGAGACACCAGCAGAGACATAACGAAATGCTGCACGAAGGTCTACAATCCATTGTGAGGGGGTACCATGAGGATTGTCTAGTTCTGCAAGAGCTTTAAGGCGGTCAATGTCAGAAGCTCGCATCTTAATTTCATCGTCTACAGAGAGACCAAACCACTTTCGTGAAATGGCACCTCCCGCTTGCTTTAGTAAGTCAAGCCCTGCTGGAATGAGGGCAGATAAAATAGTTAGTTCCATATGTTTCTTTCAGGAGTTGGTATTCCAACGACTACCGGCAGAGGATGGGGTTTCAGACGGTGTAGCTGCTGCCGTCAGCGAACTGCAGCCATTCCCGGCCGTCCGGGTAGTAGCCGCCTGCGGTGATGGTCTTGCCCACCATCGCGTTGTAGGCCGTCTGCCAGCCAAGAATCACACCAGTCGTATCGGTGGTGTAGTTCCCGAAATACGAGTTAGCGTTGCCGAATGACCACGGGCACAAGTTCTTCAGCCCGATCCGTGCTGCCGCCATGAATTGCCGCTGCACGCGAACGCAGCGTTCTGCAGGCGTGAGCGCCAGGAACGCAGTTATCAAGCCGCTCGCTGGGTTTCCGTCCAATCCGTACTCGGTCGCGTACACATCACAAGGCCCGCGCCCCTGCACCGCGATTGCCGCCAATGCGCTGGCGGTGCCGCCGTTGTTCAGTGTTTGGTGCGTTCCTCGGGCGCTGTATGTGCCGTTGGGTGCAGCGTGGTATGGATGCAGCGCGAGCGCGTCGAAGCAGTCGGCGCCCTTCTTGGTGCCGTTGACCGTGCCGAATGTGCCCAGCCACGTGGCGAAAGTCGTCATGCCGTAGGTCCCAGGCGACAAGATGGTCAGGCTTGGCGCCGCCGCCTTGAACGCGCTGTAGGCCGTCCAAAGCATGTCCACGTATTGCGTGGCCGTGCCCCAATAGAAATTAGCGTTGCTCGCCACGCCGTTGAACGAGTTGGACTCGGGCTCGTTGAACAGTTGCACCCGCTTGAAGAACCCGCCCCAAGTCGAAGCGTTGCGCGCCGCGAACTGCTGACAAAAGTAGGTAAGTTGCGCGAGGTCGTTGGGATACGCGCCTTCGCCAAGACCTTGGTACGGCCCTGCCGTGGCCGCGCCTGTGGATGCCAGGAATGTCGGGCATCCGTAGAGAATGTACGTGCCGTCCGTGCAGCCTGCGCCCTGCAAGCCAGTCACCACGGCGTCAAGGTTGGCCCAATTGATCGTGTTCGATGCCGTGTGCAGCGAGCGCCAGTGCGTGCGGTTGTTGTCGAAGTTGGTATAGCTGCCGAACGTGTACGCGGGAGCGCCGCCAGTGCTAGGCCAGTCCTGCGAGTTCAGGCCGAAGAATATCGACGGAACCACAATCGGACTCGACACGGTATTGATGGGCCCCGTGTCATGGCCTATCGAAAATGATCGAACGCCAGCGAGGTCAGCGCAACAGTCGTGCCGGCCGACATGCCCGAGAGCACTACGTTGACGAAGTTGTCAACGGCCGGATCGAATGCGACAGCCGTATCAGCACCGTCCGTGGCAAAGCCTGCCGCAGTGAAGTACCTGGTCAGTCGGACATAGACCCTGCCGACCGAGTAGCTGAAGATCAGACGGAACTCAAATTCCTGCGGGTCAGTCGCCGTAAACGCATTGCCCGTGGCTGGCGCAACGCTTGTATCCACCGCTGAATTGTTCGGGCCGAAGTGCGTAGCAATAAAACCGGTACTGGCGCCAACTTTGCGCAGCACGAACTCCAACTGTGTGCGGCTCTGCCCGTACACGATGGTGTTCGCAGGAATCCGCAGGGACGTTGGGATGCCAACGACACCGGACGATGATGCACCGTTGAACGTGCTGATAGGCACGGTGCGCGTGCCCTGAAAGCGGCGGGAGTTCCCAGCATCTGACACCAGGGCTTGGACGCTAGACACCTGCGATGATGTAAAGCCTGGATCACCATTCACATTTGGTTGTGTAATGACAGACATTATACACTCACACTTACGTTGACAATGTTACCTGCGGTAATTGCCGTGACGTTAGCACGTACAAACTTCCAGGGAGTATTAGAAGTAAACCCATCAGAGTTTACTGTAGTTCCAGAAAGAGTAATTGTACCTCCTACAGAAGTAAGGGCATTTATACCATCATTAGAATATTCAATTGTCACAGTCGCTGACACAGCTCCTGTTCCTGTCACAGTTGCTTGGAAAGCAGCTTGTGGGGCATCTTTGTAATGCCAGCTACCGGGGGCAACAGTAGTTGCACCAACAAGAATATCACGTACATAACCTGAACGAACATTAACAGTTCCCATTTTTCACCTCACCTAACCGTTGTTGAATAAAGAGTGGGCTAGTGTTATTGCTAACACGGCCCACATTGAGTCCTTACCGAACGTAATTGATAATCATATACATTTCACCAGCAGTATATGAACCAGTTACTGAAGTACCCTGAATCCAAATAGGAATATCCGTAGAATAAGGAATGTTCCGATTTTGTAAGATGCCAGAGATTGATGTAACTACACCATACGTTCCTGTAGCTCCTGCTGGGAAAGTATTACCGGCTGCAATAAATTGCTGACCACCAGAGACGTTACCCATTGCCAGGGTAGGGGTTGCACCAGTACCACCCGACAAAGCAGTGCGAACCCAGGTAGTAATACCAATAATTGTTGCATCTGCTGGGAGAACAGCAACAAGGGTGTTAACTGGAGTCACTGCAAAGTTATTAAAGGTAAGTCGAATAATCTTTTGTAGGCTGTTGTTAATGTTACTTAGTGCGCTAGGACCACCCGGATTAGGGTCGCTAACTACTCCGGTGCCTGGTTGAATATTAATTGCCATATTGTTTCCTTTTTAAAGGAAGGGGCCGAAACCCCTTCGTTTAACCTTTAAGCACCAGGACTTGCGTACATACCACGCCAGTCAGTGAAACCGAAAGCATAACGACCAGTGGCCTTAAACTTAGCATTCTCGGTATCAAAGTCATTATCCATATCGAAGCTATCAGCACGCCGCTCCCAATACTTCATGCCATGTGGCACATCGGTACGCAGGAACCAAGCATCAGTATCCTGAAGGAAGTGGTTAACCACAGTTTCAGGAACAAGCCCCATTAGCTTCATAGCATTGATGTCATTGGTGTCCGCACCAGGGCGACCATCTGGGGCCATAATACGCTTGGCTTCAAACATCAGTTGACGAGGGATAACTAGCGTCTTGGGACGCACAGCAATCAGCAAGCCACGGTCATTGGTGAAACCAGCAATGTCAATGTGAGCCTGCTCAAGAGCAGCTTCTGACAAATCGGTTGCAACAGATGGGCCGTTAGTCTGGGAACCACCAGAGAAGTTAGGGTGGTTAGTAGAGCCACCAGGATAACCGGCTGCAACTAACGAGCTACCATCACCACCAAGTTGGTTGGTACTAAAGGCGCGGTTGTACACGTTAGCAGCAACAATTTCCTTGGTTTGACGCATAGAGAAAGCTAGGCCCTGGGCCTTACGCTGACCAACTACGTCATACTGGTCGTCATCCATAATCTCACGAGTGATGATGAAACCCAATGCATACACGACATGGTTATATCGCGTAATGAAGCTCTGCCGTTCACTGTCATAAGTGATAGGAGCGCCTTCACCCTTAACAATACCCAGACCGAATGAACTAACACCAACATCCTCTTCAAATTGCTTTGAAGACTTGTAGGTTTCAAACAGCTTGGTGTACTCTACTGGGTACTCAGCGTATGCCTTACCATACCAAGCATTGACGCCGGGCCATAGGGCTTTTGCAAAACTAGAACTATTAATAACTGACATATATTATCCTTAAATACCGGCGGTGGAGCCGACAAAGTTATTGGTATTTAGAGTGACTTGTAGACGCCAGCTAGACGAATCTGCTGGATCAAAGTCAACTCGTTGCACAACACCGATAATCTTTAGTGGCAGAGATGCGGTAGTGGCTTTAGACGCCATGTTAGCAACTAAAGCAGATTGGCCGGTAACCACTGAACCAGCGGTGTAAGTAACACCGACGTTTAAACCAATATCAGTAATTGCCGTTGCAGCATTAGCTTGAATCTCATACACAATGGTAGGCGAGATTTGAACTAGCGCATATCGTGCCGTAGAGGCTAGGCGATATTGTGGAGTATTCAGATTAGAATAATCTGGGGTAAATCCGACAACAACACCGATATGCAGGTCTGCATCAGCGGTAGAGCGGGCAATAGCAGCAACACCGTTGGCGTCAGCAGTACCCGAAAACTTAACAAGATCGCCCACAAAGATAGCTGTGGCGTCTGCGGCTAGTACAGCAAAAGTCTCTACGTTGCCCGAAAATGGGGCACCAGTGACACTCTTTAAAGCACGAAGGCCGTTAATTCGACTTACGTTTGGCATTTAAATCTCCAAGTTAGACACTATTCCTAGTAAGTTTAAACTCACCATTGCGCAGAGTATTCTGTGCAAGTGCCTCTGATTTCATTGTTTCTTCAAGTACATTGATTCGAGCTTGTTTGGCTTGTTGGTCTTCTTCATACCATTCCTTTGGAATACGCATAACAAAAGCTTTTTGGCCAGCCCCAACCGATACTTGAGCATTAGAGCCTTCGGGAGTTGCGGAATTGACACGTTTATCACCAATACGAACGTCCTTGGCTAAAACCATTTCATATCCTGCATCCTTGAATGCTTGAATTCTGTCTCCAGTGTCGTTCACAATCCGATATGAGTAATCAGGATCGCGCCCCTCAACAGTAAGAATGTTTCTTTGGGCAATTGGTGTACGCTTTGTACGTTCTCGTGGAACACGCTTAGTAATTTCGGCCATATTAACCTCTAACTTTCTTAAGTTCAGAAATATACTCGTCTTTTGTCATCGCGCCCGCTCGGACCATTCGATTCATAATTTGTGTTTCTTCATCGCTAAGCGCAAAGGCTGCTGTAGATGTAGAACCACGTCGTGTGCTGCTTTCAACACCAGAACCTCGTTCACGATTGGGGTTCTTAAACTTGTGTTCAAATTCTTTTTTAACCTCGCGCGTAACTTCTCGCAAAACCTCCTCAGGTGCCCAGCCCTTTTGGGCCAATTCCACACCTAAACGGTCAGCAAAGGAAGTCATTGCTCGGTCTTTGTTGTACCAACTATTCTCATTAGACCACCGCACAAATTCAGGACGGGGTTCATTGTCTACTTGAGTTGATTGTTGAGCACTATCAAACTCTTGCTTCTGCTCTTGAATTTCTTCGATCTTGTCTTCAATTACAAGAGCACGATCTGTTTCACCATCAGTCATGGCTTGCCTACGTGCATCCTTAAGCTGTTTAAGGGCTCGTTGATACTCACCTTCTTTTACTTTAGTGTGGTGAGTTTTAAAGGCTTCAAAGGCAACCCGTAGTTGCTTTAGCTCTTTACTTTGGTGTTCAATCTTTTCAAACAGGGGCTTACGCCGTACAAATTCTTTGGCTTCAATGAAGTCTTCTGGAGCGCCTTCCCAATCGGTTTCAGGCTTCCAGCCCATTTCCAACGCACGATCGGTAATTGGGTCTGTCTTAACTTCCTCTTTAACTTCTGCAACTACAACTTGTTCAATGTCAGACATATTATTCCTTTTCAAAAACCATTACAATATCGTCATCGTTTAAAATTAGATATTCTTGAGAGTCAAACGGGTCTTTAACAAACTTACCAGAATTCTTAACATAAGCAACTGTACTGCCAATTACGACAGGACATTCTGTATCTGGGAAAGCAGTTGGTCCAATTTGAACTACTGTACCCATATCAACACTTGCTTTAGCACGAGCAAACTGCTCGCTGTCTGGTAATGCAAATCCTAGCGCCTTGGCTCGTTTGCGATCATTATCCCACTCATCTACATCAAAAGGTTTTACCGTTACACGGTGTAAAGGTGTCTTAATCATTGTCTTGAGTCTCCTCGATAAGTTCTAGTTTCAGAAAATCGTTGAATGCAGCAATATAACCACATTGGTAACGATCTTGCAGAGGGTCAATACCCGCCTGCTCAGAGAGTATTTCCGTAAGGACAGTTACACGGTCTTTAAGGGAGCGTGTTACTTCTTGCGTGCAGAGGTCTTTCCTCCACTGTTGCCAGTCTTGTTTTGTACTGATTTTGTATCCTTCATCTGTTGAAGCTTCTGTTGATGTTGCTCAGCACTTTGTGTGAGCTTTTGGTTTGCTGTTGCTTGCGCTTCAGCCGAGAAAATCCGCTGCATATGTACTTTCTCAGCAGCAGATAGTTGTGCTTCTTGGGCTTTAGCTTGCATGTTCAGGCTGTGTTCTTGTGCCTTCATATGTAGCTGTACTTGACTATCTCGTTCCTTTAGAGCCATTTGCCTCTGCTGATTCTCAGCATTTTGAGCAGCTTTCTGCTGTTCAATTTTACCCTTCATTTCCATTTCCTGTAGTTTAGGATCGGGAGCAGGTTCAGGCATTTGACCAGATTGTTGTATCTGTTGAATAAAGAGGTCTTGCCAATTAGGCTGCTCTTGTGCTTCTAGCACGCGAGAGATAACCTTAATAGGATCAAGAACACCGCTAGGCAGAAGTTCCATTAGTCCTGTAGCTTTCATAAGCTTCTCAGACTGAGACATTGCGTTAGGATCAGCACCAGGGCAGATGTCATACAGCGCAGCGTTGAAGTCGTCAGGCCCAATGGTGTCATCAATGACTGCTTGATATTCATTGGGGTTTAGGTACAAGCCATTTAATTCAAACAGCTTTTTAAACTCAGATGACAACGAGCGATAGATACGTTTATAGACAGCGGTAAATACTTTCATCCCCTGCTCAATGGTAGCCATTGTAGTAGTAGCTGGAGTATTCTGTCCAGGCATTTTGCCTACGAAGATTTCTGCTACGCTTGCCAGTTCCTTACCAGAGGTGATTAGAGTGCCCATTAGCTGAAATAAAACAGCAGATGGCTCCTTCGTAGGAAGAGGCATAATTTGTTTCTTTAAATCGTCTCCAGTTGAGTTGACCGTTTTCCATTCGCCGGGCTTGAATAGGTTTTCACCCATCTTGAGTTTAAGGCCCTTGCCGAGGAAACCAGCTTGGAGGTTATTTAAATGTCCCGAATCAAGCAGTTGATTGATTAGGGTGTTAACAGATTCATTTAGAGGACCAAGGAGAACACCAAACCCAATGTCATAAAAACTACCATCAGGGTTAGGAACAAAACCATATTTGGTGTAATATTGGATAGGACGAATTTCTTGAAGTTTTCCATCTTCACCAATTGAAATAGAGTTTTCATCAAAACGTGCGGCAATGCGCAGCACTTTCTTAGTGTAACGCTCAAAGGTTACAATGTATGGTTCTGCATAACCATCACCATCTGTGTCAAAGTAACAATGCTGCTCGACTAAGCAATAGGGCATAGTTTCATCTTGACGAATACCAACCATATTACTCATATCATCAGAAACTACAGGATCACCAAGCTCAACATCGTCAAATTTACCCGACATTTGACGGGCTTTGAGGTTACGCTTGTTCATGTAGATGATTTCAGAGATACGCTCTGCATCATCCAGGGTTTTAGCCCAATAATTCACTACCAAGTTCTGTGGTAGTATTAGCTCGGAGACATTTTCTTTGGTAACACTGTTAAAATAGGTCTTCTTAAAAGCCATCCCGACAATTGGCAGGATAATTAGTAGCTTATCCATGTCCTCTTCCCAGCCATCCATCTGATGTAGCACTTGGTAGGACATATATTTACTAATTCGACTCGCTTTTTCCTTCTTCTGCCCATCAGCATCTTTACCAATGGTAAGAGCTTTGACAATTTCACCAGAACTAGGGATTAAAGAGGGGTATGCCCTTGCGTTAAACTGCATTGCAGCAGTGGAAAGCAGTGGATATTTAACATTGGAGGCATTGTTCCAAGGGTAAGTCTTTTGCTCTTTAGTTTGTAGAGCTAGCTTAGTCCACTCTTCTGCGGATTTAATCCAATCAGCTCGTAAAGACAAATCATGCTCAAAGCCACTAGAACACTGCTCAGCGATGTCTAGCACCATTTGCTTGTCTAGCTTGCTGATGAGGTTTAAAGCCTCAATGTCAGCTCTTAAAGACTCTTTAATAGCCCGTGGTGGCTGACTGGCCGTTGTGTCCGGTGCTTGCGCGTTCAAGTCCATCATAGTAAAGTTCATCCTCTATTTCTTGTTTAGTTGGAGCTTCAATTAGGTTATCAAGCATCATCCCTAAATAAGCAAAAGCATCTGCTTGGTCGTCGTTCCGTCCCCGAGGAAACTTAGTAAGCTCTTCTTCTAAAACAGGATACCAGTCTTGGCCTTTATCAAACTTAACTGTATGGGCACGTACCCTAGCTTGTATTGACCTAGCTCTAGCAATTTTATCTTTACCACCGTGCTTTAATGTGTGTACGTTTACAAACACACCGGTCTTTAGCATCTCCTCGCGGAGGAAAGGACCAATGGACTTAGACACTTGCATCTCTTCAATACCAAATATCTCAGGAGAGTAAATCCGTTGTAAGCTAATGATGGTGTCTACGATTTCTCTACCATCAAGCCGTTCTCGTATTACATTTTTGATATGAATGGTTTTGTTTTCATCTACACCAGCAACGATAAACACAGTGTAGTCTGCTGTTTCTTTCTCTGAAATAGCCAAATCACCTGCAATGTAATACCTTAAACTTGTCTTTTTATCCTCAACAGTTTGTGCTGTAAAGTCGCCCTTTTTAAAATAGGCTACACTCTCATCAATAGGTATGTTAAGATATTCCTGAGAGTAGACATCTGGTAAACCTCGTTGGAAGAAATCTTTTCGTTCATCAACAAACCATTCTGCGGTATATCTTTCAGGCCATAGGATGTGTTTAAAGTCGTCTGAATGAGCCCTATACTTCATAGCTAACCAGGAAGTACGTTTGGCCCTATTCCAGGTTTTAAGCTCATCAACTATAGTGTCTGTATCCCATTCATTTGGCATGAAGTTATTAAGGAGGCTATCTTCGTGTAGGATAGTTCCTACAATACGAATAACACCATTAACTGCAAGACAAGGAACTAGAGCACCATAAAACCAACGCTTGAACTTTGTTCGCCTGTCGGAGTTCATAACAATTTCGTCGTTCTCTAAGTCATCCCCTACAATGAGGTCAGGGCGCTTGTTGTTCCATTTAAGCCCCCGCATCTTTTGCTCAGAGCCTTTGGCAGAGATACGAAACTCATGTCCATCATCGCACTGTACAATAACATCGTCTTCTGTGTCTTTAAGGAAACCCTTAATTTTAAAGAGACTTGTTATCTTTTCGTTATCAGCAAGCTCTTTTTTAATGTCTCCAAGGAACTGTGTGGCTTGTGTAATTGTGTCAGAGACAATGATGACGTACCCTCGATTTCGGAATAAGACACATGCCAAGACGTAGGCGAGAGTGATAGCAGTAGATTTAGCATGTCGTCTGGGAGCGGCAATTGCAACTTTTGGCTGCAAGCTGGTACAGGCTGTCCACCATTCGTAATGACATTCGGGGGATACAACGGCATGATCATAACTTCTTTGTAACAGGCTGCCTGAGAAGCCTGCAACCACATCGGCTGTTAGTTGCAATTATAGGTCTCCCCATTTTACCTTTCCTTTAAAAAGCGGAGGAGGTAGTTTTTTATGTTTAGGATTGATTGGCACAAATGAGACAAGTCTTAAGGTGCCTCCTGCTCGTTTTTCAGCATACAGCACATGGAAGAATCTACCCCACCTACTGCGTCGAATACAGAGATAGCCTCTGCCTTTTCTCCGCCAATAGAGCCTTGTAGCGAAGAATAGGCAGTTGGTCATTTTCCACTTTTAGATCGCTGGCTTTTAAGCGTGCTGTCTTTGTTACGACTGAAGGAGCGGTTTTCTGTAGCCTTAACTACACGCAAGTTACCACGAACATTGGTGCCACCTTTAGAGAGGGGCTTAATGTGATCTACGTCTTTGCCATCACCTTTATGAGCAAGACCAGCTTTAACCATTGTCGCACGAGCTTGATTCTGTTCTGTACGCTTTTTTACAACAGCAGGTTTTGAAGTATATAAGTCTACTTCACGACGATAGTCGCGTACAGACTTACCATTGACTTTCTTCATAAAAGGCACTATGTGTTCTCCACAAAAGGAATGTCAGTTGCGTTGTTTTGTTTGGTCTTGCTGTTAAACTTGGCAAACTCTCCGTGGAGTTGCTTAAGCAAGTCTTGCATTGTCTCTTGCTGGATGGTTGCACCCTTTTCCAGCTTTTCAATTTGAATTTGTTGGTGCAGCATGTTGTTAGCTACAGTGGACACATCTCGTAAGCTAGCTGGTTTACGCAGAAGTTCCCCTGTCTTGTTGTTCAGGATTACTTCACCATTCTCAATGCGATCTTCAACAGCATCAAGAGCTTTACCGACAATTTTGGACATCTTTGTTTGTAGCTCTCCACGAGCAGCTTGTTTAACCTCTGCGAGTAGCTTAGGCCACCAAGGCTTCTTCTTCCAATCTTGCAGGGTGGAGTAGTCCACCTTATGTTCTCTGGCAGCATGTGCCATGTTGCCTGTAGCCAGGAGAGTAGAGACAACCTTAATTTTATGTTCCCAGGTGTATTCACCTGCCTTGTCCAGCCTTGTAGATACAAGGCTAAGTTCCTTGTCTACAGGAAGTTCATTACTTTTAACGTACAAGACTAGTTCCTTTTTAACAGGATTGTTACTGTTGTGAGCACACTCATGTGTGCGAACATATTTGTTCTTACCCATCATTATACACTATCGGAAGACAAATGTCAATAGGGTAACATTAAATTGTTGTTTTTACAGAACACTTGACAAAAAGATAAAAGTATGATACTCTAAGAATTATATATATATAAGTATTCTTTATGTATTGTTATTTATATTTAAATAAC